AAGCAAATTAATTGAATTTTCCAAAGCGATAAAAAAGAATCTCTCCTTTAAAATATATTTTAATCGTAAAATTGAGAATAATGATAGCTCTGTTCTGTTAACCTTTCCCGCTGTTAAAAACATTCATATACAATAAAAATTTATAAGAGATTATTAAGGGGCAATTCAAAATACACACTTTTATATGAAACTTTAAAATCTTATTGAATAGTCACTTATAAAAAACGGCTTTTTCTCTTCACAGGTAATTTATAGGTAATTCATAGGTAATAAAACTATGAAAACCCGCATAAATAAAGAACTTGAACGGAAATTGATTGGTGATAACAAAAAATGCATGTATTGAATTGCCGATTGATAACACCGTTATCATTCAATATACGCACAAATGTTATCAATAAAATGATAATAAATGTGCTTGCATTGAATTGCCGAAAATGGTATTATTTTCAGGTTTAAATATCCTTTATAAGGAATTTAAAAAATGCTGATTCTTTAAACTACCATAGATATTCAATCGCTCAAACTCTCCGATGATTTCTTCCGGATGATTACTGATCATATCTGATAAATTGACTTCGAATTCGTATGTCTGAGTATGATAATTGATCACCGGTTCATCAATCGGAAGTTCATTGATAAATGATAACGCTGTCGTGGAACCGAGACGGCTTCCTTCGACGATTTGTTGTAAAAGTAGATTATATAAAAAACGTTTTAGCCCTTCTGTCTTTTGTTCTGAAATGTTGGATATATCCGGCATATCATCGGTTACAACATGAAGGGTTGTCGTAACCTTACGGGGCTTGTTTTTACCTTGCCCTAATATCGAATAATCTACAAATATCGCCGGCAAAGAAAAATATTCATACAACTGCGGCTCATGTGGCTGTGACCTATAAACGTCTATAAAAAAATCACCATCCAATCCTGCATCGATGAATATTTGTTTTTTAGAATCGATGAGTTTATATAATTCTAATAATTGTACAAGCATTTTTTTATTGTTTTAAAGCCCGCGAAAACCGCGCGGCGGTTAATAAATATATCCTTCTGTTAAGCGTGTAGCTTTCTCCTAAAAACTGACGCTGGGGAATTCGTGTGTCCATTCTTCGAGAATGGGAATTTACTACGTGCGATTTGATAGTTTGCGCTTTTATCCTCTCTGTTCTGCCGGCTCTAACACGGGTGTATGAGCGACGCCTTTGTGCTTTCACTGCATGCGTCCTTACAGTGAATGTCCCGGTTATCGTTCCACCGTAGTTATGGATAGATGCATACGGTACATCGGTACCAATAACCACACGATTGGTATTAGCCGATATTTTGCGTATACTCCGTTTTAAGCGTCCGGTATCGACTAATAACGTTTGGCTTCTTTTAGGACTGCCTTTTCTCCTTTGTTTGCGTGGCTTCCATCGTTCTTTCGTATGATCCAACCATGACTGATCGCGAAACCTTTCCTTTGAAAAGTTGACAGCTACTGCTGCAATTTCATCAGGTAGTTTCAGATAGGCTGATTTTAAAGCCTTCATTTTACGTGTCCAATCCGTTATATCTGCTTTACTCATGACATTGTTTCTGCTGATCTGACTACACGAAGGAACATCTCTGTCATCCATCTTTCCATTTCATCCTTGCTCATGCCGTTAATTGATTGATGGGTGGGGGTGAATCCTTTTACAAAGCTGTCAATATTGATGGTCGTATTTTTTGTCTGACTACCATTCGTTATTTTGCGGACAGTCTCTGTCGGAGTAACTGGTACTCCAGGAGTACCATTGTTAGGTGTTACCGGTGAACCATCAGGATTATCATTCTCCGTTTCCGTTTCGATTTTTATTTTAGCTTTGATTTCGCCAATATCTGGCATTTTAAAGTTCTGAATTCGTTCTTTCACATCTTTAAAATTAAACGTTACGATGTCGTAAAGTATATTACCGATGGATTCCGCGAATTCTTTTATCCATATCAGATATGGACGAATGTAATTATATAATGATAAAAAGCCACCTTTAATACCGGTTATCTTTTCAAACCATCCATTTAATGCTTCTGTTACATCAAAGATAGCTTTCCATGCCAATTTCATATAATTGATCACAGCTTTGATTGGTACAATAGCAATTTTAAATGCCCATTCGAATACCTTTCCAATAATATTGAGTATATCTCGGAATAGTTCAGATTCTTTGTACAGATTCCGGAAATAGCCGATTATGTTTAGGATTCCCTCTCCGACTTTTGAAACAATAGGTAAAAAGACTTCGCCTATCTTTATCATCTCCACTTTTAGCTGATTTTGAATAATCTTCCAACTTTCCATGGGGGTTAACGAATCTTGATAGGCTTTTCCGAGAGCGCCCTGAGAGTTTACTGTCGCATCAATAGCTTTTTCAAGTCCGTTTACGTCTTGCGTTAATGTTGCAAAGCCCAAAACGCTCATTTGATCGAGTCCTAACTGGTCGAATTTAATCATCCGTTGCTTATCAGATAGCCCAGACATTTGTTTATCAACATCCTTTATAATATCCAAAATTGGACGGACTTTATTTGTCTCAGTATCGAATATCTGAATTTTCATCTTCTCCAATCGTTTTATCACTTCATTATTCGATAAGGAACGCATGATTCCCTGTAAAGCAGTAGTTGATTGCTCAGCGGATAATTTACCCGTTAAAGATGCGAATGCTCCTGCTGTTTCGTCCAGTGCAAATCCTACATTCCGGGCGAGCGGTATTATTTTAGGCAGGTATTGGGCGATATCCCTAAACTCGGCATTTCCTTCTTTCACCGTTTCGAAAAGAATATCATAAACTCGGTTGATATTCTCTCCGGAAGACATCATCGTAGCAATCCCTGCCGAGGCAACAGTTTCAATATCCGTAAATCCTGCTTTTGCCGCTCTTAACGTTGGTTCCAATGCATGTAGGGATGTATTGACGTCAAGACCGGCACTTATTATTCGGTTAAAAGCTTCTGGAACTTGTTCGAGTGAAGCGGCATTCCGTCCACCGATCTTAAGCATTTCATCGGAAAGTGACTGTAATTTTGTTTTTGTGAGTTCTGCAGTAACATTGATCGCTGACATTTTAGTATGCCACTCATTTGCCATTTTTGTTGCTTTAACTCCTACACCAATGGCGACTCCTGCCGCCGCCGCAATTGCAGTATATGGGTTGGCTAACGTCCCGATCGCAGCTCCGACTCCCGGCACTTGTGAACTAATAGCCTCAAAGGCCTCAATATTCTTTATTTTGAAATTGTTTAGCTTTGATTGCATGTCTCCGGTAGCTTTCCTGATTTTCTTATCAGCAGCATTCAAACCTTTATCGAGATTACCATTCAGGTCTATAAATAATCGTAATTTTGCTAATCCATTCATTTTTACATTAAATATATTTGTCATTCAAAATAAATTTGTATTTTTGTGGTGCCGGGGGCTGCGGCCCATGGCTCCCAAAAGCGGTAAGAACTTCGGTTTTTACCGCTTTTGCTTTATTTTATCTTGATAAATCGCCCTTTGCTCAATAACCACACTTCAAAATCTTCCTTTTCATAATGTTTCAAATGGCCTTTTGCGATGCGCAATGCCTCATTAAAATCGATATGATCGTTAAGATGTATAATAACTGTGTCGGCCTGTTTTTTACCGTTCGATATCGCCCATTGAATTGATTTTTTCGATCCGTTGGGTGATTCGAATTCCACGACCTTTCCGTTCAAAAGCGCATCCCCGTTTTTGTTTCCGAACTTATTTACGTAATCCCTCGGGTAAAACCTGTTTTTAACTTGAGCATCCTGTTCGTTTAGTACGGGAAGCAATTTTAGTTTGGATTTCGGTTTGTGATTCAGAAGCACGTTGGAGGCTTCGATATTCGTATGCAATTCCTTTTCTCCGTGTAACGGATGAATATCGAATTCGTGACGGCCAACGACAAATGACTGATACGTATCTTTCGGATCAAGCCAGGCGATGGATTTCCGTAATTCCGATTTGGGTATTCCTTTATAATACGGATGTCCTTTCGGAAAAATCAATCCCGTTTTAGCAAGATTGGTGCGGAACATTTTCGGAATATCCACAGATGGAATTTTATCATCCGGTGTAACCCGTCCTAATCCGTTTGGCACCTGTACAGCTTCGCATCGGCATCCCCATCCGTTCGGTGGATAATGTGTCAACCAAAACGAATCATTTATCGGGCGAATGATCCCATCCAATAGTTGATGTTCGGGCCGAACGGCATCATCCCCCGCGGTTTGGTATTTCAGATTGGGGATCGTATCTTTATCGCGTTCGAATTGCGTCCATCGTGCGGCGCTTTGGGAGGCTGAAACAGCAAAATTGTACTCACTCCGGAACCAAGCATTATTATATTTCCCGATGACGGTTTGTGCCCGTTCTTTGAAATCGGCAAGCGAACGCAGTTTCCCCTTTTCGTCTTTCAATAACGAGGTGAGATCGCGCATTTCCTGCCAGTTCTTCGCAGCGCTGAACTCCCACACGTCGCTTGTAAGGCGTGCTAACATTTCCACATCAGGCGTAGTGAAGTCCGGCGTAACGATTCCATAGCTTTCCATCACCTTGCCGGTTAATGAACGGGCCGCAAGTGAGATCAATCCTTTGGAAGGTTCACGGCCGGAATGGATATCTCCGATGACCAGATTGACCATTTCTTCCATCTTTTGAATGATGGCGGGCGGGATTTCTTCCGATGCTTCGGGATGCGAACCGCCGCAATCCGGGCAGGTGTGCGCATATAATTGGGGAACGGCGTGCGCTTTGGCTCGATCCCCTACCGAAAATTTGCGGATATTCCCCCGCTGTCCAAATGGGATGTTTCTTTTTTACCGATAATAGGCAAATTGAATGTTTCGGCTATTACATCCTGATCCAATTCGTAATGTGCCATTGCATCGCTGACGATCTTCCAGTGCTCTGTTAGTGATAAATCCTCTGTCTCATCGAACCGGAACATCATTTTCGTATTATCGAAAGGAAAACCGAGATATTGCAATACGGGCATCAGTTGCCGTTGTACGATAAAAGCGACATTCCGTTTATCGGCAGTGGCAAGCTTATCGTCTAATGTGCGCTCATGAACTTCCGTTTGTGCACGGTTCCCGTTTTCTTCCGTAATAGTGGTTGAGCCCAAGAAGCGTTTACCGACTTGATTGTCCTGATATTCGGCTTGCGCCAGGAAAGCCTTATCGGGATTCGCAGCATTGGCGAGATCGTGAACGGTGATTGTTGTCCCTGTAGGCAGTACGCCGGTACCTGATTGGCCTAAATTTACAAGAGACTTACTGATTTTAGGCACTTCGGCCTTATTGTTTGTCTCTGCGGTAATCAATGGAAATCCGAAACGCTCGGAATATTCGGCGTAAGCCTGCAACGCATTCCGTTTCCAAATAAGATTCGGAATAACATCGTTCATGATTCCAAAAGTCGAGTTGTGGATGATAGCTACAACATTCGGGAAATCATGATAATTAAGATATTTGTCTCCACCGACTTCAAGATACACACGTCCCAATTGCGGACATATATTGCGGCGCGGGATGATCGAAAAAACGGGCGTATCTTCATCGCGGGAGAATTCCAACACACTATATTTTTTGAAATTGCCCTCAAAGAACTCGTTTAGGAATTCATAAAACCATTGATCATTTATGAAATTGGTCTGCTCATCCAATTGTTTACCATCTTTATCGGTGATATAAAAGCGGTGATTCATTGTCGCCATTTTGCGGATCTCGGTGACAGATGCCAAATGCGCATCGATCATGTCACTGTATAAATCCTGAATCAGGTACCAGCGCGGATTATCAATGTTCTCCGCCGCGCCGATAGCCTGTCGCCATTTATCGATATCCTTCCGGTTACGATCCTGATATTCTTTGATAATTTGAACAAGAATATCATTTTTCGATTTATCTGCATAGTGCCTTAATACCGCCTCTGCGGTCATATATTTTTGGTAATCATCCTGCGTAATATTTCCGTCAAGTGTATATTTAAGGGCATCATTGTAATTATTTGAATTACCGGCTGCCTTGTTTCTTCTAAAAAGTTCACGTATGTTCATTTCTTTCCTTTTTGAATTACCATTTATGATTTTCAGGCGGGCGACTGTTGATTACCACCTCGCTATATTCTTCTCCTTCGTCATCCTTTACCGTTGGAAGATCGGTCGGCGTTGTTCCATTGCCGACATCTTTCAACCAGTCAATGGCATCTTGATAGCGATTTGCCCGGTGTTCCGGTATGTCTTTCATGCCGGTTTGGCTGTAAAGGTGGTAGAGTGCAATGTCGATGGTGATGGTAACGATCCACTGGTCTCGTAAGTCGTTCAGTTCATCACCGGGTGTGAATATTTCATCGCAATCGTACCGTTTGCCAATGCGGTTTTTTATTTGATGGATAGCTGTTTGTTCGGCCCGAATGAGTTTTGCACTAACATACCAGTCAATAGTATTGGCCGTCAGGAGCCGGATGATCTCCGCTTTGATCTGCATGCCATAATCGGATTGGAGTATAAATCTTGCCATATTAAAATCTATTTTTTTGAAATACTGAACGTGGCGTGGTTACTATATCGAAAGAACTCACAAACGTTACCTTGTTGAGTTCTGCTATTGCAGACTGAAGAGCATCAGGGCCGTCATCATTGGCTCCGCTACCTTTTTCAAATGCGAGGAGTTGATCTTCCAGGTTCTTCATTCCCGGATCATTTTGGTTATTGATGTTAAAATAAACATTCAATCGTTCGAAATGTCCTGCCATGCTTTCAATACGATCATATTTATTTCCTTTACTGTTTTTGTCAGCCACAATGGGAATATAATATCCGCGCCGATCTCCTTCGGTATCGAAATCGTTTACGAATTCATCTTGTGCAAAAAGGCCTTCAATCAAGTATGCGATATTATACTTTTGCAGGTGTTTTTTTTCATACAGTTCATAAAGCCAATACGCACATACGGCACGGGATGTTTGACGGACAAAAGCATCAATAATATGAAATTCCCTTTTTGTTTTTCCAACCAAGAGAAGCGCTTTGTAGTCGCCCCTATCTTTATATGAGAGGTCGCCATACATAACCAAAGCATCGTATTTTTGTAACGGGAGTACGTTTTTGTACTGAATCCATTCCGGTTTGAAAATCGAACCGTCCACTAATGGCGTACACATGTATTCCCGCATCCAAGAACGATAAGGCGTTGATGCATATTTCTCACGCCAATAGTCGGAGGTATATTTTGCTGTCCATGACGGTGTAAAAAGGTCATCGATAACCGCTTTGATTTTGAAGTGATGAAAAGTTTTCGGCAACCCTTGCTCTTTAGCCTTTCTGTTAGATATTTCACATAATTCTATCAGTTTTGACATGATGGAATTTTTGTGAATTTGATTATTGTTGAATACAAACCGTTCGTGCCCCTTGTCAAAGCATCCCCACAGCGTTCCGGTAATATAGTCCACCGCTTCACGGATTAGCCGGTCGTTGTTACAACGTTTCAACGTATCAATATCGTCGCATCCGATATAATCAGGTCGATGTTCGCCGTTGCGTAGCCCGCGGGGGTCTTGTCCGAACCCGAGTGCCCTGAAATGGATACCGTTCTTTGTCGTGAAATTGCCTTCTGACCAATCACCGTGCTTAAATTGTTCACCGTAATCGTTTATAAGACGTTTGTTAAACTTCAAATTCGCCTGAATATCGGAAAGCAATCGAATGGCTTTATCTTCATTTGCGCCAATTAACAACATAAACCAAATTTCCTTTTTAACCAAGGCTAAAAAAAGCGGTACGCCAAGCATGAAGTGTACGGATTTAGCCGAGCCTCGAAACCAGTCGTTGAGCAATTTGATTATAGAATTATCAATAATGAGATTGGCTGTTTTTTTGTGGAAAGGCGCACATTCGGAAGTTGCAAATTCAGGAAAATGATAGGCAAACCAGTCGGTATAATTTAATTCAAGTTTTTTGATACGCTTGTGCTTTTCTTCCGCGGTTTCGCTTACTTTCAAAAATGCCGTCTTTTGGATTCGCAAGCAATGCGCATCATAGTCTTTTAATATTTTGTCGTAATTAATTGCCATTGTCCTGATCTATTTTGAAGATTAAAAACATTTTGTGATACTGTGTTATTTTTACAGCATCTTCGGGTTCGATTTGGCTTATATAGTTATCGCATTCAATCAGCACATCACGGACAACTTCGGGGCTTACCTTTTTACTCATATAATCGTATGCCTTCATAATCTTACTGATGGCATCAGCGTCGATTTCTTTTACTTCATTACCATTTGTGTCAGTTCTTTTTTCACCCTTAGCTACTCGAATAGCTGCTTCCATAAGAATACGTTTCAATTCAGTTGGGCCTAAATCGAAAAGTTCTTTTTTGTCATCCCATTTACCGTCTTCACGCCATCGATAAATAGTTTTGATATCGCGTTCCAATTCTTCTGCGATAGCTTCCGGTTTTAATCCTCGTTCAACGAATAGCCATTCGGCATGATTGATTTCGGCTTGTGAGGCCTGTCCTTTTCTTCTCTTTTTCGCCATTTGAATTAAATTTTTATACAATATTACGGATTCTTTTCGCGCGTAGGGATATCGGCGTTAAAGCAGCTTTAACGATTCGTAAAGTGGCTTTAATGTTTAATAAAGTGGCTTTATTCCGTGTATTGACATTCAAAAATAATCCGTTACTTTTGCTGCATATTTATACGATTTAAATAGTCGTGATTTATGAGAATAAGAAAAATTGACAATAGTCATGCGGAAGTAAAATTATACGGGAATATCGGCACATGGTTTACCGATGGCGACCAGTTCTCGCAAATGCTCGAAGAGGTCGAAGCTAACGGATATACCCGTCTAACGATTCGAGAGCATTGTTTCGGCGGATCGGTGTTCGAAGGAAATGTAATTTACAATGCACTGCAAAGAAGCAAACTCGATATTACGATCGTAATTGACGGTGTGGCCGCTTCAATGGGATGTTATATTCTTCCGGCCATCGAAAACGTGGAAATTTGCGAAAACGCTTTCGGCATGGTTCACCGTCCGAAATCATTTGGCGGGGGTGATGCGGATGCACACCGTAATGAAGCTAAACTGCTCGACAGTATGGAAGCCAATTTCATTAAAAGAGTGAGCGAACGAACCGGGATGAAAGAAACCGACGTCCGTAAGAAATGGCTTGATGGCGGTGACCATTGGCTTAACGCCAAAGAAATGGTACAATACGGATTTGCCAAAAAAGTTATCCCTGCTACTGCGAAAAACATAAAAGATTTAGACAAAGATATAGCGGCTAACATCAGCGTGGAAAGCATATACGATCGTTTTGCCGCGCAACTACAGATAGAATCAACTAATCACAAAAATGACAAAAAAATGAATGTAAGTGCACTTATTGCCGCCTTCGCATTGGAAGGCGTTACGGCTGAGAGTTCCGAAGCGGATGTTCTGAAGGCCCTTCAAACCAAATTTTCCGGTTTGGAAAACAAAATAAAGGAATTGGAAAACACGGCCAAAGCAAAAACGGAAGCCGAAATCAATGCATTGCTGGATGCGCAACCGAAAGGCGCCTTCACCGATGATGAGCGGAACAAACTGAAAGAAATCGGAGTAAAAGCGGGCGTTGATGCTTTGGCAGTGGCTTTGAAGAAAAATACGAAACCTACCCCTGTTATTGCAAGTATGATTCGGGATGCAAAAGGTGATGCTGCCGTTACAAAGGATTGGAAATGGTACCAGAAAAATGATCCCAAGGGATTGGAAAAGTTAGCGGAATCGAATGCCGATGAGTTCAACAGGCTGTATTTGGCTGAATATGGCGTGAATCCCGCATAAATATTGAATTATTAATTGCAAATAAATATTATATGAGAACGAAAACAATTTTAGTGATGTTGATGGCCTTGTTGGCCAACACTGTTATGGGCGGGGCGATTGCGTATGCTGTAGGTATTCCGGAAATAGCAGGCGTAGTGGGAATGAATGTCGTCGGACTCGCTTTGTCGTTTGTCCCTATGCCCTCGGGGGTACGGGCTGGCGTGTATGTAGAGGTATGGACGGGAGAATTAGTGAAGCATTTCAGTCATGCCGAAACTGCTACTTGGATGGATGGAATACCTGATTACAGCCGTTACCAAAATAATAGTGTGATCCATTTGGTAGATGTGGGTGCCGATCCGGATGTATTGATTAATAACTCAACCTATCCTATCCCTATTCAAGAATTGGAGGACGGGGATATCGCAATCTCTTTGGATAAGTTTCAAACAAAGCCTACACCCGTGACGGATGATGAATTGCATGCCTTGAGTTATGATAAGATCTCAAGTGTAAAAGAACGACACGGAAATGCAATTGCCGAGACGAAATTCGATAAAGCAATTCATGCTTTTGCCCCGGCTGAAAATGCGGCTTCGACACCTGTGGTATTTACATCCGGTGACGCATCCGACGGACGATCGATGATCACTCGTAAAGATATCATCAAGTTGAAAAAGGCATTCGATGACGCCAAAGTACCGGTAAAAGGCCGCCGTTTGGTATTGTGCAACGAACATGTACAGGATTTGCTTTTAGCGGATCAGAAATTTGCCGATCAATATTACAATTACACTTCCGGTAAAATTTCAAATCTGTACGGGTTTGAAGTGTATGAATATGTAAACAATCCCTTGTTTACACAGGAAGGAAAAAAGAAATCCTTTGGCGCGACTGCCGCTGCGGGTGATTTCCGTGCTTCTGTTGCTTTCCATGCACCGACTATGTTCAAGTGCGCGGGCGAGACAAAAATGTATTATTCCGAAGCGAAAACAGATCCGCAAAACCAAAGGAATCTGATCAGTTTCCGTCACCGCTTTATCGCTTTGCCGAAAAAGCAGAAAGCTATCGGGGCAATTGTGTCTAAGTCGGTTTAATGAAATGTATAACCCGAAAACTCCCCGCGATATCAACGGGAGTTTTCTATAACTAATTAAAACAATGGGTAATTTAAAGATATCTAAAGAAACAAGGGCAAAAGCTATCCAAACAGCAAAGGATAACGGATTGTCGTCGATTTTCGTAAATGATAAAGGCGAGTTTTTCAGCAATGAAAACTTTGCACGCCTAAGTGTGGATCAAAAGGTCGATCGATATGCAAAAATCGATGTATTGACGGTTGATACGGATGAGAAAAAAGGCACCAATGACACGGGTACTGTAACGGAAGTTGTTGCCGCTATCGAAGCCGCGACCGATATCGCTTCGGTTGAAGCAATCCTGAAAGCGGAAAACGAAGGAAAAGGGCGCAAAACCGTCATTGAAGCCGCTGAAAAGAAAATCAAACAATTTAAACCCGAAGAATAATGAGTCTACGTGGAGTAACTATAAAAGAAGGTCAAATCGGGGCGAATGTAATAGGCGACGGGCGTGAGTTTGGCTTAATCACCAATGGCGTGGCGATTGCCGGAAAAGTGTCGCTCGGATCGGTCTACACGTTACGCCGGGTTTCTGACGCTACAGCGCTGGGTATCGATTCGAATTATGATGCTTCAAATGGCGTTCAGGTCTATCGGCATATTTCGGAATTCTTCCGCCGGGCCGGTGAAGGGCAAAAACTGCATATATTGCTCGTTGCTCAAACCAAAAAACCGGGTGAAATGGTTGATGATGCCAAAACTTTGGCCGTCGAATCAGGCGGGGTAATCTCCGACATGGCCCTTGCTTTTAATCCTGCGGCGGATTATGAAGATACGTTGCTTGACGGGATCAACGCCGATATAAAAGCTGCAATTCCGCTATTGCAAGGCTTTGCCGATTGGTGTGATGAAAAAGATATGCCATTGCATGTGATCCTCGAGGGGCGTTCTATCGGTGATATGCTCTCAGCGTGTGTTGATTTGCGGGGACTCGTTATATCGGAACAGCCGTTCGATGCCGAAAAGGTGACCTTGGTTGTCGGGCAGGATTGGGCCTATGCCGATACTTTGCCAGGACATGGAAAGAAGTTTGCCGATGTCGGTACCTTTTTAGGTGTGGTTGCCTCGATGCCATGGAATCGAAATCCGGGTGAAGTGGAAACGCAAAACCTAACGGATAGCCAACTCGGAGTGTGGACAATCGGCGGACTGAGTAACCATAAAAAGTATAGCGAAGTGTTTTCGGAACTCGAAACGCTTAACGATAAAGGGTATGTTTTCCCGATCCGATATCAGGGTATTGCCGGTTATTGGTGGAATGACGGTCATTGTTGCGTGGAGATCGTGAACGATGCCGCCGGAAATATGAATCAGCACACCATTTATTACAGTCATACGATGGATATGTGTAAACGGCAGTTGCGGCTGACTTATCTGCCGGAGGTAAAGAAACCGGTCTCTTTGGATGATGACGGAAAGTTGCCGCAAAGCGTCGCCGGTTATTTTAACGCGATCGGTGACGGGGTATTCGACAGTCTGGCAAGCCAAGCATTGATATCCGACGGTGAAACGAATGTAGATACGGACAGTGATCTCTTGCTCGAAAAGGTGTTGAATATCGATTTCGCAGTGATCCCGACCGGTTGCGTGAATGAAATCAAAGGAACTATTAATCTCAAAAACCAGTAAAGTATGTTCATAAAAAGAATGGGGGAGGTTTATTCCTCCGGAGATGCAGTGGTAACGCTGGCCGGTATGTACGATATTAATCCGACCGCCATCGAATACGGCTATTCATATGCGCATGCATACCAGCGAGGCATCAAACGGGAACCCCGGGGATGGCGTATGGGTGCAAAAGATTATGAAGGGAAAGTCACGCTTCCATTGGATTTGGTTTCCTATATTGAAAAGTTTGCCCCCGGCGGGGATATCGCCCGTATCCGGCCATTTCCGATCAACGTCACGTTTTTCAATGCGGAAAATGAATTGATCAATGATTTGGTGACGGCAAAATTTCAAGGTAACGGACGTGCGGTAACCAACGACGGTGAATTGGAACGCGAGTTCGATCTGTTTATCATCGGAATCAAACTAAACGTTGGAAAGACAATATAAAAATAATAATCAATGAAGGAAAGGGAAACTGAAAGCGGTTTTGTGCTATTCGCGATGTGTGCGGAGCCGTTTCCTGCGAAGCTGGCCGGATAGGTTTCCCTATGTTTAAATCAGTTTTAAATCAAATTTAAATACAATAATCAGTATGAACGAAAAAGAATTACCGGTGGGTATAAGCGCCGAAATGATTGCCGATGCAAAGGCAAAACATGGTGAAAAGAATGTGAAGTTTCTTGATTTGCCGTTGAACGATGAGAGTACGGAATTCAAAACCGTACTGGCCTGCGTGCCTACGCGGACTATTATGGGGCAGTATCGCCGCTTTGCCGATACCGATCCGAAAAAGGCGGACGAAATTTTAGTGAAAAACTGCTTGCTTTCACATAAAGATGAAGTCCTTGCCGATGATGGCCTGTTTTACGGCGCATTGACCGGCATCGCGGATTTGATCCCTATGCGTAAGGCTATCGTAAAAAACTGCTGACGCAACTGCCGGATATTCCGCCTTTGGGTGAGAATTCCGACGGTTGCGACATGGATGATGTGTTGCGAATGAATGACGCCATGATTCGGTTCTTTTTTAAGGAAAACCCGGATGATCTCTCGGATGTAGATTATGCCGGCCGGATAAAAGAACTGAAATGGCTCGCAGGTGAAGGATTATTAAGAGGTATCAAATTATGAAGATCGATTTTGCAGGAAGGTTTCAAAGCGCGTTTGGGTTTATCACGAAGAGCATAAGCAGCCGGCTCGATAAGGAAGGCTTCGGCGAGGTGATCCGGAACTCGCATAATAGTGGCTTCGACCTGAGCGGAAATGTGTATGTTTGGGATGAAAGCGCATCTTTCGATGAAATCACTCTCCGTAATAGTACGGGCGGACGATACCTCTTTGCCTTCCGGCTTCTTTCGGAGCAAATGGGTGATGTGTTTGCAACCCCGCCGATGCTTTCGCTCAGGCGGTCGAAACGCTTAATCATTACAACGATTGATAACAGCGATACGGAAGTGGTTGAGCGTTATGGTACCGAGCCGTATGAAATTACTTGGCGCGGGTTGCTTATCGATTTGGAGAATCATGCTTTTCCAATCGATAAACTGGAAGAACTGAATAAAATATTTGAAGAAAATGGTGTATGGAATGTTGATAGCGAAATACTGCAAGCGGTAGGTGTCGCGGCGGTATACTTCAAAGATATTCAGATTGATTTTGTGGAAGGATTTGAAGATACCATCTCTTATACTTTTACCACGCGTGCGATACGCCCGTTGGAATATCAACTTAATGATGTGAACTGATATGCTCCTTTATCGAAACATGATATCAAAAGTAACGCTCGGCCGGGTTATTCTGAATAATATATCGAATTTCGAGATTAATGAAAATATTCTCGAAATTTCAAATACGGCGAAAATTACCATACCCAGGCATTACAAACAACTTGATGGAAAATCCGTTTTGGATCAATTTCGTGTAGGAGATAAAATGACTATCGAGGCCGGATATTATTACGGTAGCGATGTGGATATGGCCTTAGAGTTTACCGGGTATGTACAGGAAATAGAAAGCGATTACCCTTTGATTATCCATTGTGAAGATGAGTCGTATATTTTCCGTCAGACCAACAATAACAAAAGCTACCGGGATGCAACGCTCAAACAGATTCTTTCGGACATCATTCCAAGTAATATCGGAATCGAGTGTCCGGATATGACACTGGGTAAATTTATGATTGACAACGCCAGTACGTATTCCGTATTGCAGCAATTGGTCAAAAATTACGGGTTGTTCAGCCGTTTGCAAGATGGTAAACTGAAAGTCGGATTAGCCTATGAATTCGGCGATAATACAACCGAGCATACGTATGTGATAGGTAAGAATGTAAAGAAGAATGAACTGAAGTATAAACGGGAGCGGGATTTTAAAGTACGCTTTAAAGCGATCGCTAATAATCCGGACGGTAGCAAAACCACCGTTAGTATTGGAAATAAAGACGGAGATGCTTCGGAACGCACATTGAATTTTGCAGGGCCTATGTCTGAAGCTGATCTCAAAAAAGTCGCGGAAGGTGTAGCAAAAAAAGTGATATACGATGGCTACACCGGTTCGATAACCGGATTTGGCATACCTCGCACGCATGCCGGTGACGCGTTAGTGATCCGGGACGAATTCGAGCCCGATCGGGAAGGAAAGTATATGATTGAAAAGGTGGATATCGCCTATAACGAAACAAACGGTTTTTCCCGTCAAAATACGCTTTCTTTTAAATTGTAGTACAGATATACCTTTTTGAAAAGATATAATGTTCTGAACGATTTTAAAGCGGGTTTAAAGCATTTTAGAAATATAGAAACATGGGACAAGTGGAGCAAGCTATAAAAGAAGCGATATCGGCGGTGTCGGAGAACTCACAGATAAAAGGGATCATATCCGGCATCGCGGTAAATGTTCGTAATACATTATGCGATGTGGAGCGGGAAAACGCACCGACTATTTACGATGTGCGCTTGAATGCCATCGATGATGACCTGCAAAGTTTCCTCACCGTTGTTCCGGAAGAAAAAAGCAATGTACTGGTTGCTGTTATTGAGAATTTGAAGACTGAGGCTGTTGTTGTCCGTTGCTCTGAGGTTCAAAAGGTATTACTAAAGATTGGGGCCAATACAGTGGTACTGGATAACAACGGCCTTGTTTTCAATGATGGCGAAATATCAGGGTTGGCAAAATTGCCCAAACTCATTGAGTGGATGCAAAAAGTATATGCCGACTTACAGACATTAAAAACGCAACTTCAGACACATCCTGTTGCCGGTAATGGATCGCCACTTGCGATGTCATTTAATCCACAAACGGTAAATCCGGAAAAGTCTGAATTCGAAGATACAAAGATAAAGCATTGAAATGAAAGGAATTCTTTTAGATAGCAGTCATGATCTGGTTGTCTCTGTGAGACGGGATGAGGGTGGGAAAATCGTGTCGGGCTTGGTACTTGATGATATCACGTATCAGCGGTGCGAACTGATCATTATGGCGCAAAAAGGAGAATTCAAGGAATATCCTACGTTGGGATTCGGTATTGAAAGTTATCTGAAATTGCCGGCAACACGAAAACAACAGTTCATTAATGCCCTGCAAACAGAATTAAAGTCGGACGGATTCAGCAACGCAAAAGTAACGGTAAGTAATAATGATTTAAGTGATTTTGAAGTAGAAGTATGAAAACATCAACCCGGGGCATTGCCCTGATAAAAGAATTTGAAGGCTTTCGGCCGAAAGCCTATTTGTGCCCGGCGGGCATCCCGACGATCGGCTACGGGCATACCAAAGGCGTGAAGCCGGGCGACACGATTTCGGAGCGGCAGGGAGAGCAATTTTTGCGGGAAGACCTTGCCGCCTCGGAAAGGGTTATAAATGCGCTCAGCTTGCCATTGTCGCAAAATCAATTCGATGCCCTGGTAAGTTTCGTCTTCAAC